TGTCAAGCGAGTAGCGGACCTTTGCTTTCACGTTGCCGTTGGTGACGTAGAATTTATGAAATTTGATCATGGTAATCTCTCCTTTCTATTTGACGTGTTTCCAGGTGAAGTCGATCAGCCGGGGAAGCGCGATGCAATCGAACTTCGGCCGGTTCTCAGGAGTGAGCGCATTGTAAACGGCAGTCATGGCAGACGCGGTGAAAGCGTCCATGTAGAACCAGCCCTTCTTCTTGCCGGTGAACGCGTCCTTAACATCGTAGTGGTAGGGCTTCCCTTTCTCGTGGAACAGTTCGCGTTTGTTCATGCGAACCAGCTTGCAGCCTTCGTCATTGACCTTTTTTATTACCTCGGAAATTACCATTGGTAACACCTCCTGAAAGTAGTTAGCGGGGAGATCACCCGCAATTATGTAAAGATAACAGTGGAAAATGATGCACTAGGCCGCGATCTTCTCTGCGAGGTTCGGATTGACGAAGGGAGCCAGCAGGCGCAGGGTGAGGTTGATATATTCATGGTACCTTGCCAGGGCATTGGACGACTGGAAGATCATGTCGTGGCTGATGCCGGTGATCGGTTCCATCACGTCGCACAGCACCCATTCTGCCTGTGTCAACTGGTGATCGGCTACTAGGAGCGGGCAGAACTCTTCGCTTTCAACGTGGAGGTTTGCTGCCTTGCGGGATTCGTTGTTGCGGCGGTGCAGTTCCGGCCACAGGTGTTGCGGCATGGTGAAGGAGTGTTCCGGTGGGAGGTGCCCCCATCCCATGTCGGTCATGTTCTTTTTCTGGTAGGCGCGGACAATCGGCTTCACTGTTTCGACCCAGGCCATCGCCAGGAAGACGGTTTCGGCGGCTTCTATCATTTCGGGCGTGATCATGTCGCGGGTTAGCTTTTTCATATGTAGCTCCTTTCGAAAGCGTCAGGTTTGAAGAACCAGCGGCCGTCGGGGGCCTTGTAGAACAAGGCTTCGTTCCAGTGGACTTGCGTGGTGGAAAGGCGGAATAACCATCCGCGTTTCACGCCGTAATCAATGACCATCGATGTCATCGGGTCGTCCCACCAGCAAAACTTCCACCCACGGGTTTTCTCCATTGCGTTGACCATGATAGTTTTCATTGTCAAGTTCCTTTCAGTCTGTTAGAAATGCACCCAATACCAGCCCAATGAAGGGTTCCAGTGGGCGTACTTCATCTTTCCGCAACATTCACAAATCTGATCCGGCGGGCCTTCTGATCTCGGTGGGCATTGCATAACCCTATTCTCCTTTCAGTTCAAATCCAGCAGTTCGTAAGCGTAGACATCATCATCGGAAAGTGGGAAGGGATACTCAACCGTTCCCCATCGGGCGCGGCCCTTTGCCGTCTCGGGTTTGTCGTTCTCTTTGTATGAGCCGATAATGAAACCTTTGGGCGCCGTGCCGATCATGAGCGGCCGGTTGATGAAACCGTACTTAAAGCGAGGGCCGGCGTAATCTTCGGTAAAAACGTGTGCCATGGGGGTCTCCTTTCATGCCAATAGGCTTTTGATATTGTCGTACTTCGCTGCTTTTTCCTGCGCCTCTCTGTAAAGGCTTTCCCAGTGGCGAGTCCGCTCCATGGCAACCGCTTCATCCTTGCGGGCGCGATCCAAGTTCAGTTCCAGCCACTGGGTATTGGCGGTCAACTCGTGTATCTTTTTGTGTATCGGCTTCTTGCATTCTTCGAATATCCGCTCCCGTTTGACCAGTTCGACCAGGCGCTTGTCAAACTCGGCGTACTCGGCCTCCATCATAGCCTTGACTTTGTGCTGCGCCAGCACCTTGAGCAGTCTCTCGACTTCTTCAAAGGCCATTGCGTTGCGGACGGAGCAGATGATCAGGGCGCGGTCGCCTTTGCACTCGATGAACAGCCGGTCGATGGTTTCCGTCTGGGAGTGGGCGTAAACGTCCTGGAGGTCGCAGATAGCGGCGGACTGCAAATTGCTGTTGACGGTTCTTGCCCACTTGAGCAGGTCGTCGGCGGTTTCAATACGGTCAATGTCTATGCATTTGTATTTTGCCATGGGAAGCCTCCTTAGTTTTTGTAACCCTGCATATAACGCCTTGCGGCCCGGATGTCCCGCCCTGTTTTCGGTATATACCATTTCAGGCAGGTGTTGCCTTCTTTGTCGAAACCGACAAGGGCAATCTTTGCATTGCCATCAACGATTCTGATCTCTCCTGGTTTTGCGTCCGTTGCTAACTTGGGCATGGCGGTCTCCTTTGAGCGGCTAGAACATCCGACGTTTCATTTCTGTGGGTTCGAGCCATTTTTTACCTTTTTCGGTTAGGTTGAAATACCGATACTTACCATCCAGGCGCCCCTTCTCCAGATACCCCAGTTTGGTAAGGACTCCACCCCGGCGGTATTCCTCGGTTGGCTTTGCGGCTTCCAGTATCGCCCGCCACTCTTCTGCGATGCCAGCCCCCGCATACTTACGCAGTTCGGCGTTCAGCACCCGGCGGGGTATCTTTGTATCGCCAGCATGATAGAGCCCGCTGCAGTCTGGGGGGATGATCCATTCTTTTGCCTTACGTGCCATCTCACACCTCCATAGGAAAGCCGGGAGTCCGATCCCCCCGGCATATATGTAAAGGCTTCGGTGAAAAATGATGCACTAGACAATATTCTGCCATGTGATATTGCGGATAACATCGGAGATGGTGCAATGTGTGACCCCGGTAATGGATGCTAATTCTTTGCGTGCGATCCCCACACTGTTAAGCCAGCGGATTTCTCGCACGGTGTCTGGGTTAAGTTTCACATTGGAGCGGTTGCGTTTATTGACAGTGGGTGTGACATACCGACAGTTGTGCGGGGTATAATCTCCGTTATTGTCAATTCGATCGATTTCGTACCCCGCTCTCCATCCGTTATGTACAGACCATGCTATAAATGCCCCGATATCCTGCCGCCATTCATCACATACTTTGATGCCCCGCCCACCATAATATTGGTAAGATGTGCACGTTGTCACAGAACATCGGCGCACCATCCCTTTCCATACATAATATAGCGGGTGCCTTATCCCCCGCCGTGAGTAGCCATGGACGGTTTGCCTTATCGTTGGACGACAACCGCACGAGATCTGTTTTCTCCCCGCATTCAACAACCTTTCGACAACGAGATTGCAATGCGGACATAAAAACACCCCCATTGATTGGTACGATTTCCCAGATCTACTTTTCCGTGTACCTAGATTTTGCAGCAGTTCCATTATTTCCCCCTTCCCCTGAAGTAATCATCCAGCGCCCGCCGGATCACTTCCGACATCGCCAGGCCGGTTTCCTTCTTCTCTGCGTGGAGTTTATCCACCAACTGTTTCGGCAAACTTGCGGTTATCACCATACTGAGCCTCCTTAAATTTTTATATAATCTTGATGTTAAGTATACAGAACAATGATCGGCATGTCAAACATATTTGATGTTGCAAGGCCGAAATGATTGATATATAGACCACATCCCCGTATACTTGGATTATCAAGGTGAATCGTGTCCGAAACTTACAACGCACCGCGCATACCGTACTTGCTACGTAAAGGGAAGACAGGCCATACACCTGTCTTGAGAGAACACGAGTTCCCGATCACGTTTCATTACCGTGACAAGAAGTATCTGATTCAGCAGACCAAGAACGGTTTGCGTTTAGTTAAATCTGAATAGTTTTCGCTTGGTTTAGCACGCCCATCGCCAGCTAGACAGAAAGGCACTTTTGCGGGATTCCCGCTGGGTGCCTTTCTGCGTTTAAGACCATGGAACCTATCGAAACCGAAAATACTGAATTCGAAACCTTCTTCGAAACTCCGGTTGATTTCTTTGCGAAGTCGATTGACGACGGGCAACCTCCCGAACGCTGGGTGAAAGGGATCATGTCCACGGAAGACGAAGACGCAGACGGGGAAGTTATTCTCCAAAAGGGTCTCGATTGCAGTTACCTCATGGACAAGGGGTATATCAATTACGATCACCAGCGCAAAGTCATCAACGGCGCACGGGTCCCTATTATTATCGGCGTGCCCAAAACCCTGGAAAAGAGCGGTCACAAAACAATCCTGTCAGGGGTTTTGCTCAACGGCGACCCAATGGCTTCCGAGACGAACCGGCTGGCCAACGAAATGTGGGAACTTGGCATGTCGCTGCAGAAAGCCGGTAGCGATAGACGGCTGGCTTTCTCTGTCGAAGGCCCCCCGCCGGAAAGACGCGGCAAGAAGATTGTCAAGGCACAAGTCCACCACGTCGCTTTGACGCACAAGCCTGTAAACGCAGCCTGCAGCGTGGAACTGTTCATGAAGTCGCTCTGTTGCGGCCGGTGTTCCCCCGATCACCCTCAGTATAATCCAGCACATTCCTGCGGAAACAAGCAGATGGAACTCCCTCTGGACGGCATGCCGCACCTCATCGCCGCTCTCGAAAAGGCGCTGGAGGCCACCAACAGCGGCCCGATCTCTTCACAGCGGCCGTCACCCTTGATGGTGGAAGGTCTCGACCGGGCGATAACCACCGTTCTCTACGGCGACGAAATCTGCCCCAACTGCTACATCCCCGAGACCGGCCGCTTCCATAAGGGCATCCAGGGGGCTTTCAACCATATGACGAAATGCGTCGGCCATGGGGTCTACGAAACCAATACATTTTTAAAGGGCATCGTATACGGTGCCCGCAAGAGCCAAGAACTAACGACTCTCATCAAGACCGCCGGGTTTATTCGGCAATAAACGAGGAGGAACACGCATGAAGACTAAAGAGGAATTGCAGAAAGCGATTGCCGATGCCCAAGCGGAGCTTGATTCGCTTGAAAAGTCGGCCAATGAAGACGAAGTAGATCCGATCTCTGAACTGGAGAAGGCCCTGGCCGACTTCGAAGAGGCCGAAAAGCTGGAAAAGGCCAAAGAAGAGGAACTGGAGAAGGCCAAGAAAGAAGACGCCGAAGAAGGTGAAGCCGGCGAAGGCGACGGGGAAACGGCAGATGGAGAGCATGTTGAGAAATCCCTTGCCGACCTTTCCGCGCTTCTCGGCGACGACCTTGTAAAAGCCAGCGAAGAGTACGCCCTGCTCCGCAAGTCGGTGGAAGAGACCCAGGCCGGGACCGATGCGAAACTCGACGCTCTTTCCGGGCTTGTAACCGGTATCGCCAAGGCGGTTGTCGGTCTCTCCAAGGCCATGGCCGAATTCGGCAAGCAACCCTTTGAAAAGTCCCTGGCGCACCTCGGCATCGAGGAGAAGGGCAAGAGGGAAGAAATCGCCAAGAGCCACGCCGAAGTCCGCGAAAGGCTGATCAAGGCCATCCATGACGGCGAACTCGACGAGATGCCCATGGGCCTGCTCCAGAGGGTAGACAGGCACGGCGCCCAGGCGGTCCCTGAACATATCCGTGAACAACTGAACATCAGCCTCCCCAGCGCATAATTGCGCCTATAGGGTTCGATATATCATACAAAACCAGAAGGAGAACACCTACCATGAAAAAGAACCAAGTCCAGAGCTTCGACGGGCTTTGCAAATCGCTGGGGTTGTCTTGGAACGGCGATGATGCAGTTGAGAACATGCGCAAGGCCCTCACCACCACCAACAGCGGTCCGATCACCGTCCCCAGGACTTCTCCGCTCATGCTGGAGAACATGGACGGCCTCATGACCGAAGTGCTTTTGACCGACCAGCACTTCAAACTCTTCAACATGATCCCCCGTGTACCGTCTGCGGGTCTCTACCACGAATGGAACCGCCACACCTCGTTCGGCACCCGCAGGGGATCGCTGGGCTTCGCTGAAGGCGGCGGGCCGAAGGGCGGCATCTCGGCGTTCGAACGTCACGGCGCATACAACCGGTTTACCGGTGTCCGTGGCGGGATCACCCACCAGATGCTGATCGCCGGTTCCAACGGCGGGACCGTGGAAGACCCGGAAGTAAGGGAAAACCACGACCGCGCCATGGAGCTCTTCGAAGGTCTGGAAAGACACCTTGTATTCGGCAACAGCCTGGTCCTCGATTCCAGCGGCACCACGGTAAACCCCGACGGCCTCCTGAAACTGTTGACCGCCGGCTATGCAGCCAACGTGATCGACAAGGAAGGCGCACCGCTTACCTTTGCCGATTTCGACAATGCCGCGCTGAATCTCGTTAAGGTCGGTAAGAAGATTTCCATTGACGGCTACCTTGCCACCATGTCCCCGGATGTCCAGAAGGGCCTGAACGACCAGTACAAGGACGCGAACGTAATCCGCCAGCTTAAAGATGGCGCGAATGCTTCCTTCGTCCCCGGCTTCAAGGTCCCCAGCTATGAGACACAGTTCGGCACCTTCGAATTCGAGAACAGCCTGCTTCTTGAGGAAGTCCCCGATTCCACGCCGTTGGCCGCAGCCGATGCATCCGCACCGGCCACCCCGGGTACCATCACCGCAACCCCGGCATCCAGCACCACCTCCAAGCTCCCGGCCGGAACCTTCTATTACAGTGTCGCGGCAGTAAACGACTACGGCGAGTCCCTTTGCGCCGTGTCCGGTGCTGCCACTCCGGAAGAAGGCCAGAAAGTGACCGTGAGCTTTACCGCTGTTTCCGGCGCCACCGCGTATCGTATCTATCGCGGCACCGTTTCCAACGGTTCCGACGCCAAGTGGATCGCCAAGATCCCGGCAGCCGCCAACCCCTCGTGGGATGACGTAAACGCCTGGCGTACCGTTGACAGCGACGGCAACCCGGCCAACGGCCTGTGCCTGGTAATCAAGCCCGATCCCAAGGACGTGGCCGTTGCCCAGTTCATGCCGCTGATCAAGATGCCTCTCCCCCAGAGTGAGACCACCTTCCCGTTCTTCCTCTTGCTCTACTGGCAGCTTATCGTCAAGGCCGGCGAGCGCATGATGATCTTCAAGAACTGCGGGGCCTATACCTCTCAGTCGTAATCTACGCCGATGATGGCAGGGGAGGGCCTAGCCCTCCCCATATCTTACCTGGAGGATAAATAATGAAAATAGTTGAAGGCACCATCGAAATCTGTTCCATCCACCCCGGACCCTTTACCTATTGCCGCAAGAACGAAGAAGTCGTCCAAGTCCCCGCCTTCAAACCGACCGGCGAAGAGCGCCAGGGCAAGCCTGTATATGTCGGCCTCGTTGACGAAGAGATCGCCGCAACCTACCTCGGCAGGATCGGCCTGCCCGATTTCTGGAAGCCGGGGGCCGTGGTTGTGGAAGGCGAAAAGACAGCCCCTGCCGCTGATCCGACCGGGGCTGTCAGTATCGAAACCCTCATCACCATGACCAATTTCGGCAAGTTCAAAGCCGGCGTGAAGAAGTGCAACGACATCGAGGGACTGAAGGGGATAGCCGCGTCACTCCCGGAAGGCGGCAAAAAAACGGAAGTGCTTGCCAGGATCGAGGAACTGGAGACCCCTGCCGAATTCACCGCCGATTCCTATTCGCAAATCGAGGATGCAGACAATTTGAAAGTGGCGGTTGCGGATTGCACAGACGCCGCCCTTCTCATGAATCTTATAGCCGGCGAGACTCAGGCCGAGAACCGGCAGGATTTCATTGACGCACTCCAGACCCGGCTTGATGCTCTTAACGCGGGGTAAACATGCAACCCCTGGCCGTGCTTGATGACTGCCCGAGTTTCATAATCCGGGCGCTGGTTGAGGAACACAACAAACTGGTGGAAGTCGTGAAGGAGTTGGCATTACGGGAGAAGGGCCTGCCGTATGTCGAATCCCGGCGCTTCCCGCGACAGATAACCTTAAAACAGGAGGAACCTAACAGTGAAAAAGTTGATTAGCCTTGCCGCAGTTTTTGTCGTACTCTGCGCCGCCGTTGTTGTGTGCGCCGTTGATTTTGCCCCGAACAATGCCTCTGTTGTCAGTCTGGGCACCAAAGGGAATACTACCATGCTGGTGGATGGCCTGCTCCAGCAGTACCAGTTCAAGTTCGTCAACACCTCGGACTACAGCACCGCTTCCGTCAATAAGGTGAAATTCCTGACATCAACCGGCGTGAGCAAGGGCGAGGCGTATTCCAGTGGTGATACTTGGGCCGCTCCCAAGGGCGTGAAGTCGGTCGTCTTCACCGCGATCAGCACCGCTACCCCCAAGTCCGTTATCCTCTGGAAGATGAAAAGGTAATGTCAGTCACCGCCCTCCGGATAGTCACCGACCGGCCCGAATACTCCCGTTTCGAAAGCGGCCGGTCGGTGATTCGGGCACGGGTCATACCGACCCCGGCTACCGCACCCGCCGACACGGTGACGGTCAACCTCTGCCGTTTCTCGGGGCACGTCATGAAGTCCGTAACGCTGGATTTCAGCGCAGGCAACTTCCCGAATGGCGCGGTGGCGGAATTTGACCTGAAGCAGATAGTGGATCAATTCGGCCTCTGCACGGTTATCTCAGGCGATTACTACCTGGAGGCAGTGAACGCCGCCGAGACTATAAGATCGGCAAAATGTCCGGCAAGAGTCTCGCTCATTACCGTCGAAGAAATGAAATCCCTTTACTGCATGGGGCTTCCTATGAGGTCGGGGGATGTCCTGAAACCCCGCAAACAGCCGCGTGTCGTGACCGGTGTAATGATCCAGAACGTCTCGCAAGGGACGGTGCCCGGCCTTTACCCGCTCGCATTCAATAAGGGCGCGGGGTCGGCAGCCAACACGCTCGTATGGGGTGATGGCGGGTTGACCGTTGAACTGGATCAGGGGATCACCGACGAGATCCTGGTTGACCAGGACGGGAACTATACCGAAGTCCTCATCGACCATTTTGGTCTACCGGCAAGCGATGTATCCGAAAGCATCCTGATAGACGAAGAGACGCTTTCGGACGAGGCCATCCGGACTCAGATCGCCCACGCCGCGAAAGAGATTGAAAGCAGGCTTGGCGGGACGTGGCTTGAACCTACCAGGATCGCCACCGAACCATATTTCCTCGACCCCGCACAAGGCCAGCAGCAGGAGGCGTTCCCCTATTTCGATGCACGGGGGCAAGAGGCCGCTTTTTACCGCAGCGAGGTATTCACTGAACGAGCGAAGACCTGGCATATCTCGTTCCCCTACAAGTGGGTGCAGCAGGTCCCGTATATGTGCGGCTTCTTCGGGAACACCCAGAGTTTGACCCTGAACGCGGTCTGCAAGGTCAACCGTATCATGGGCACCGTTGATTTCCTCCCGGACAACACCACTTATTCCTATATCCTGACCTTCTTCGCCCAGTTGGATATGTGGGGCATACGGGACTATATAGCAAGTTTCTGGCGTTACAAGGCCATCGTCGGTCTCCCGGAAGTTGACGGGGATCTCCTGAAAGTGATCGGTTACACGGCGGCCATACCACTTTTGACTACCGCCGGGAATGCCTATCGTGGTGGCAAGAGCTCCGAATCCATCTCCAAGGACGGCGTTTCCAGATCCGCAAGTTACGGCCAGGGACCTTACGGCATGGCCATCAAGGAATGCAACGACTGGCTGAAGTCCAACGGTTCGAGGGTTATCAGCCGGATTAAAGGCTTCACCCAGACGATTCTATGAGCCCCATACCCGTCAGCGAAATAAACAAGTTCACCCGCGAGGAGGGGGAGAAGGTCCGCTGGCTTACCGGAATGAGATGCCATTGCATACGTCCGGACGGCCAGCCGAACCCCAACTGCCAGGATCACGAAAACGGCGGCTGGCTGTATGTGAACGAGCAAACTATTGTGGGGCTCGTTACAAGTGTCGCCTTCCACAAGAACCTGATGGATACCGGCGCGTTCATCCCTGGCGACTGCGTTTTCTCCCCCCAGTCGGGGGTTGTCGTTTCCGAGATGGACAAGATCATCTTCACCTGGCCAGATGTATACGGCCCCGGCGACTCCCTGGAACGAAAGTATGAAGATCGGGACCGGCTCTATTACGAAGGGGTCACGGCTCTTGTCTGCATAGACGAAGACCGGGTGAGATATACGCAGGGTGTTGATTTCCGGCTCAATGGCAAGGATATTATCTGGCGGTGGGCAGGGAAAGACGGGGCCGCTGGGCCGTGGGCGGCTTCAACGGCCGTTGAGATCGGAGCGACATGCCGGCCGACGGTTGCGGACGGTTTTCGTTATCTCTGCACCGGGGTCTCCGGGGACGCCAAGACGGGAGCGACGGCACCGGTATGGTCAACATATGCCGTGGGTGCGTCGATAACCGATAACCATGTCACCTGGCGGAAGGAACAGTATTCCAAAGCCCCGGCCACCGGCAAGCGGTACGCCATAAAGTACAAGGCTTACATCGAGTGGATTGTCTTTGTCCCGCCGATGACCAGGAGAAGCCACGGCCGGGATATGGGCAACAAGGTAATGCTTCGCAAAAAACATTTGATGGAAGGGTAGGCCAATGACCAACTATGAAAATGGAATTCGGGAACTGGCAAAAGCGGTCAACGAGATAACCGATGTTTTGCGGAAGGCGCATGTGAAGGAGCATATGCGGACAAGCAAAACTGGTAAGGTCTCGACTGTGCGGGAACATGACGATAAGCGGTATTCCAAAAAGCAACTTGAAAGTCTGTGCGAAATTTCCCGAGGACGTGTCGCAGCAAAGAAAAAATATCTTGAAGGCATATCCAGACCCGGTTGTTCAAATGACGCACACAGGGCAGTCACCCAGGCTGAACTTGACACGGCTATTGCCACACTTGGGAAATATGAACGGATGCTTGCGACTGTGCGGGAGCATGATGACAAACGAGGGCATACAACGAAAAACGAAAAAGTATTCTATTACCAAACCGGGGTAGGCAAGGCAAAGTTTGCGCTCTCTTTCCATGATGGCAACAAGACACACGGTGACGGCAGCCCTTTCTACGATATGCGGATTTTCAAGAATAAGAAAGAACTGAATGAATACCGGCAGAAATTACATAATGAGGGCTACCGAGAAAAAAATAGTGCTTTTTCAGATTAATCAAGCACCCTGCCAGCACTCGGACAAAATAAATGCAAAATCTCACCCAGGCGCTTGACGCCGCTGAACAATTTGTGCTGAACACCTGGCAGATGGTCGTCCAGGGGAGACTCCCCGGCGGCTGCCCGCAACTGAGATTCGACACAATCGAACAGCGGCAGAAGTATATCGATTCCATAAAGTCGGCGGGCAACCTCGACGTGCCGGAAGCAAACTTCTTTGAGCGGCGGGTGATAGCGACCTCACCGATTGCACAGGACACGGAACTCGGCAAGGGGCCGTGGGACATGAAGCACATGCTCCTGAATGGGCCGAAAGCGAGAATGTCCCTGGATGGTACGATCTATAATATTATCCCCTTCAGGCACGGGGTACCGGGCGGCAAAACTGGCGCAAATGCCAATTTCAAGCCGATGCCAAAAGACGTATACGCGGCGGCGAAAGCCCTTGTCCCAACAATTTCCGTGGGTGTTCATACGCTAAAATGGGGCGCTGATTTGAACCGTTTTGATCACAAGAAACTTTTCGAGAAGTACCGCCCCGTCGGTGAATTCCGCGAACGGGGCGGAATCGGGATGCCGAAACATTCCCATAGCATTTATGAGGGGATGTATAAGATGCAGGCCAATTATGGCAAGGGCGCACAATCAACCTATATGACCTTCCGGACTGTTTCCGAGAAATCACCGGAATGGAAATGGTGGCATCCGGGCCGCCAAGCACAGCCCCATTTGCAGTTCATCATTGACTATTGCCGGCCGCAGATCGAGAAGAGCCTCCACGACGCGGCCGTTGCGGATCTCGCGGATATCACCCGCTTCAACGTGGGCATGGACATAACGGTGCAATAATGGGCTTCCCGAATATCGACAAATTTCTGGTCAAACGCTTCCTGGAAGAGTTCGCACTGATCCAGACCGACCCGCAGGAAGTGGTTGACGATATCTTCGAAGAGATGGACCCGGAAGAGCGGAAGGAAGTCTGCACCTATCTGGTGAACACGAACTTTACCCGGAGCCTTGAAGACCGGCCGGAGAATCAAAGAAGTTGTTATGTCATCCCCCACTGGCCGGTGGCTGAAGTGCCGTTCCCGCAGATAGGCATATCCCTTGGTGAAGAGGCCCAGGCAGACAAGTTCCTCGGGGACTATACGGGCCAATCGACGCCGGTTGTCAGCAAACAGACGGGTGAGACCATCGCATGGAAGATACCGAAAGGCTACCTCTCCATGGATAGCTGGATGATCGACGTGGTTTGCGGCACGAAAGACGAGGCCATCTGGCTGACGAACCTCTGCAAGTATTTCATCCTCAAGGCGCTGCCGGATCTGTCGGAACTCGGCCTCATGGAAGCGGCTTTGGGTATCAACGATGTCAAACTGGATCAGAACTCCATGACGCAGCCGATCACCTATTTCGTCCGGACGATCAGGCTATCCGGCAAGAAGGCAAACACATGGAGCAAGAAGGTCCCGGCGCAATATTACCAAGAGGGCGTGAACCTGGCGGTGGAATCGGTAACAGCGGAAAAGGAAGGGAGTAATTACCAGGAGGTGATTGGATGAAAATAACGGCTCAAGAGTGGTTGGAAGGCACCGCAGGAGATCGTTGCATCGAAAGCAAACGGGCGTTCGTGAAACTGATGGAGAAGGAAAAGGTCGGACAGCAGACGGAAGAGACATGGCAGAGGCTGTTTGACACCTTCCGCAAACTCCCGGTGGGTACGAAGTGGGCGGATTTGCAGCCTATTATTTTGCCCGAAGTGATTGATATACCAGACGAATAGGAGGAATAAACCATGCTGCAAAAAGGCGTCCTCTGGCGAGGAAAATATTTCGTAATCCCCCAGGCCGCGAGTTACATCGACTCATCGGCCCTGGCGAGATCCCCTTTGGGGGGCAACAACAAGCTGGCCGTTCTAGGGGAGATGAACGGTCTCATCCCGCCGCAGACGGCTATGAAGATCAACAACCCGTCTCTGGCGTTGCAACTGATCTCCCCTGAGTCGGAAGAGGCGAGGCTCGCATCGCAGCTTGTCTTTGATCCGTCTCCGGGTACCAGCAACCCGGGCGCAAGCGAGGTCTACCTTGTACCGGTCAACCCCATGACACAAAGCAGCCTTAATTTATTGGGATCAGCCGAGACTGTGTTGTCGCTTCAAAGCTACATGCATGGGGGCCTGGCCAACCAGATCCGTGTGAAGGTCGAAACCGGGACAACTGCCGGTAAGAAGGTGACAGTCCAGTTCCAGACGCAAACCGAGGTCTTCGATAACCTGGCGGCGTCCATCTTCTCGGTGCATTACACCGGGGCTGGGTCTGCTGCTACCATGACGATCACCTCAACCGCCTTGACCACAAGCGTTACTGGGGCTTCTTCTGACAACGTATCGCTGGATCTGAATGTCTACAACACCGCAAAATCGGTTGTGGATTATTTCAACTCCACGGGCAAATACACTGCGGTTCTCCTGACCCCGCAACAGGGTTATGACGTGCGCCTGCTGGACGCGGTGAGTTCGCAGGATGTTATGACCACCACGTATACAGCCCTTGCCAACCTCCAGGCGGTTATCGATGGCCTGGCAAAATCAGGTTACGTCACAGCAACCCGGACAAACAACCCGGCAACCCCCCCAGCGAATATATCATGGCAGTATCTGACCGGTGCCGTTAACGGGACTACTACCAACAGCGACTGGCAGACGGCCTTTGACCTCCTGAAGACCATGGAGATCAACCTGATCCTTGTCCTTTCGGACGATGCCAGTATCCACGCCATGGCGGATTCCCACTGCGATTACATGAGCGGGCCGAACGGCAAGAATGAACGCCAGTGTTTCGTGGGCGGGGCACTACAGACTTGGACAAGCGAGAATGCACGGCTGACAGCGAAGGGGGCGCTGGAGACCGCTGCCAAGAACCTGAACAGCGATCTGACCATGCATGTGGGGCTTGGTTCCTATCACTACGATCCGACCGGCGCCTTGAAGCTCTATCCGGCCTATATCACGGCGGCCATGTATGCAGGCATCGCGGCCGGGGCGACACCGGTTGAACCGCTTACCAGGAAGCACCTCCGCTGTTTCGGCCTGGAAGTGGAACTCCGGGTGTCGGAGATCGAGGACCTTCTGGAAGCGGGCGTGGCCGTTCCCGCACCGGACAAAGTGACTGGCGCCGGGTATATAGTTACTCGTGACGTGACCACGTATTCACAGGACAACGACTTGGCGAAGATACAATTTTCCATCAGGCGTGGGTCGTTCTATGTGGCGAAGGAAGTCAGAAACCGCCATGAACTGCTTATCGGCAAGCCGGGTACGGAACAGATGGATAGGACCATTATCAATCTGACAAATGCGGTTCTCCAGGATTGCCTGACAGCGGGTTACATCCGGGCCTATGACCCGAAGAAAACTACGCTAAGAGTCGATAATACAATAAGATATGTGGATTACTGGGCTCAACCGATACAGCCCATCCTATGGGTGTTCTCGACTTATTTTCTTGAACCCACTTACCAAACAATAACCCTGTAACCGATTCCGGCCCCCTTCGGGGGGCCTTTTTGTAAAGGAGATGTTCGATATGAAGAACACAATGACGGGGAATAGAGCGTTGCTCAAAATTAGAGGTGAGACCGTCGGAGCGGGGAT